TGCATAAACTCCGCATCAGTCAGGTCTTCCTTCAGGGGCAGTGATTTAATATACTCACGGATGGCTTTCCAGTAAGCCTTGTAGGTCTTGTCAACAAGTCTTGATGGAAGTCCTGTCTCCATAGAGACCCTTGATATAATCTCATCATACGTCATGCCTGCTGGGTATTTTCCTTAAACAAGATGGTAAGCTTGAAAGTTCCTTCCTCTTTCATGTTGGGAATGAGCCTTGGATTAATGTGACCATTAATAACCCCTTTCTTTTTCAAGGAACTCATTACAACATAGAAGTACTGCTTTGTTATCTTGCATTCCTCAACTACCTTGTTCAAAGTATCACTGCTCATAGTCAGTGCATCAAGGACAGACTGGTCCTTTATGTCTTTGAGCTTGAATAGTTCCCACCTTTGCTTGAGGAGACTTGCAACCACATCAGTCTCCCTTTCCGTAAGAGGAATGAAGGGTCTTAGAAAAACACACCACCATTTGAAGAAATCAAGAGTGCCAGTCACAGGGACATTGAAGGCATTGTTAGGCTTGTACTTTTCCTTCAGCTGTCTGATCTCCTCATCGTGCTGCTTCTTAGGTATGGTCTCTATATTCTCCATATTAGTCCTCCTTGGGTGTTTCTTCTTTTTCTTCTTCATGCTCAGGAATGGTCAGGGACTCCTGAATCTCCATCAGGCATGTGGTCACAAAGTCACTGTCAAACTTGTAGTATCCCTCTGTTCTTGACAGCTCCACCACCTTGAACAGATACTCCATCCTCTTGTTCTGAAG